TACTGGCATATTAATCGACAAAGTCGAACAGCTGCTCGGTAAACCTTCCACAACTATTAGACATGAGACCGTAAATTTGTCAGGACCTGCACTAGAAGAGCTGATCAAGCAGTGCAAGCCTAAGGAAGTCATTGAAGCAGAGGTAGTTGAGAGTAAGTAGGTATATCCTCTCTATTAAACACAAGGTATATTGTGCGAAGAAACAGCACAAGATGGGGGGAGGGGGTCAACGGTTTCGGTTTTTAGCGGCAATCGTTGCGGATCCCCCCTCGCAAATTAAATGAACAAAACAGATACTCCACACAGACGCACCAGAGGCAAGAAGGCCCGCAGGAGGACTATGCTGGACACGCAGGACCTGCGCTGGAAGGCTGGCAAGGAACCTCGAGAAGCCACTGTCACAGGCCGCCCTATGAATCCGAGGCTACTAAGCACTGATCTCGGTCTTGTCAGAGTGACTGACAGCAGGCCGTTCCAGAAAGGGTTGAAGATACCTGTCTGGATAGAGCCAGACTCTGGTCACATGTTCTGCAAGGGCCGCCCAAAGCAACTGGATAGATACTAGCATGAACTGGACGCCACATCCTGTATACCCCATTCCAAATAGGGAAGAAGCTCAGGCAATGGCTGCCGAGGGAGCTCTTGAGGATTTCTATTTGAAGAGGGAGGAGCTGATCAATCTCGAGAAGAACGATCCCTTCAATTACGGCTCTGACTGGCATAATACCAAAGGGCTGTTCACCCACTGGAAAGACGCAGACAAGGTTCTGGAAGACCCAAAGGTAGACATAGTCTATATTTTTGGAGGAAACAGGGGAGGGAAGTCAAGGTATATGGCCTCGAGAGTAGTCAGGACTTTGGCTAACAAGGCTAGGTCTGCGGTCTGGTGCTGTCACTCCACGCATGACTCTTCGGTGCAGGTTCAGCAGCCTTACGTGCATGAGTATTTACCTGTGCCGTGGAAGGAGCAGAGGAAAGGGCAGAGGGCTGTGGTAAACATAGGCTTCTCCCAGAAGAACGGTTTCAGTAATAAGACTTTCGTGGCCCCTAACGGGAGCCAGTGCTGGTTTAAGAATTACTCTCAGGAACTTTCGGCGATGGAGGGGACTGAGCTTGATTTGATCTGGTGCGACGAGCTGGTCCCGCTGGCGTGGATCCAGACTCTTAAATACCGCCTGATCTCGCGTAAAGGCAAGCTAGTCGTAACTTTCACACCAATCGAGGGATTTACAAGCACTGTCAAGGATGCGATGGACGGTGCCATTATTGAAGAGACCCGGGACGCAAAGCTTATAGGCAAAGATGATAGCCCTATTGACGGAGTGCCTCGAGGTCATATGCCATACACTGCGAGGACTAGAAGCGGGACTGGAAAGCTGTTCTGGTTTTTCAGTGAGTGGAATCCCTACAGCCCTTTTGAGCGGATGGAGCAGACGCTGCAGGGCAGGACAAGGGAGGAGAGAGAGATCAGAGCCTACGGTTATGTCAGCAACCCTGTTGTTGGCAAGTTTCCGAGGTTTACTGACAGGAATATTTGCAGGAAAGATCAGATTCCAAAGGACGGCACTAATTATATGGTGGTGGATCCTACACCCGGGGACAGGAACTGGTATATGCTGTGGGCGAAAGTGGACGATCTAGGCAGGATCTTTGTCTACAGAGACTGGCCCGATATGGCCAATTACGGAGAATGGGCGGTAGCAAGTGAGAAGCTTGACGGCAAGAAAGGCCCCGCACAGACTGCTGACTGTGGCCGGAATATCATACAGTATAAGCAGCTCATAAGAGAGCTGGAAGCCACTGACGGTGGTATACATGAGCGATACATAGATCCTAGAGCAGGAAGAACGGCTATTGTAAGCCAGCGAGAGCATAACCAAAACCTGATTGACCTTCTTGCGAATCCTGACAGGGGAGCTGGGGGAGAAATCACGAAGGAAGGGCTCCTGTTCGTGCCTTCAGCGATGGCGCATATTGATGAGAGCTGTGCGTTGGTAAATAATCTGTTTGCCTATGACATGAGCCGGGAGGTTAGCATACTCAACGAACCTAAACTGTATGTATCGGAGGAGTGCCAGAATTTAATTTACAGTCTAAAAACGTGGACCGGTAGCGATGGCGATAAAGGAGCGAGCAAGGATCCAGTAGATGCTTTGAGGTATCTCATATTAATGGATCCGATTTATGTTTCGAGGCAGACAAATTATTCAACTGAAAGTTTAAGCTATTAATGAACACCATCGATGACCAATTACAGGCCAATACTGACCCTAATATAAACCAGCTCTGCACCGAATACCGCAGGGCTTACTCGGATGAACGCATGACCTACAGGGTCAGAGAGTCTGATGAGACTCGGTTCGCTACGTGGAACGGCCAGAGCCGAGACGGGAAGAAACACGCAAAGGATCTGGGCAGACAACCGTTCCCGTGGGAGGGAGCAAGTGACACCAGAATACGGCTGGCAGACGAGGTCTGCAGCTTTATGGTAAACCTGTCAACCTCTGCCATTGGCAGGGCCGCACTTAATGTAGCGGGAGTAGAGGCATCAGACCATAAGGCAGCATCTGCCGTGGCCCTCTACTTGAGATGGCAGCTATCAACTTTAATGCAGCCGGGTTGGGAAGAGGAGCTTGAGCTGCACGCAGAATACGCGGCGCAGTATGGTTGGAGCGTCCTTCACGTAATCTGGGATCGTTGCTACGCGCAGACCCCACGAACTATAAACCTCCAATCCCTCTCCGGCTTCTTAGGAGTCAATGCCCCCCAACAGCTCGATGCTCTAACCGCTGCGCTTGAGGATGAAGAAGAATACATTGCTGACCTTCTGGTAGCCAGTAATGACGGACTGACAAGAACCAAAGCACTGAAACATATCAGGGAGATAGTCAAGAATGGTGAGACTACGTTCGAGCTGCCAGATATGGCACGTAATCAGGCAAAGATTGTGGCGCTCAGACCTTACCACGAGATCCTGTTCCCGCCTGAGACAAACGATCTGCAGAGAGCGAGAGCGATCTTCCGCAGAGAGTATTACACAGTCGCAGAGCTGGAAGAGAAAGCAACGAACGGAGAGTGGGACAAGGACTGGGTAGACGAGGTTAAGAGGACTGCTGGCCACAGCTCTCAGGTATGGGATCAGGGACTTAGTCCAGTCTTGGGAAGCTCTGAAAGAGTTGACGAGAAGACTAATCTGATAGAAGTCATACACGCCTACAGTCGCAGGGTAACTGACAGCGGCAACCCGGGCATATACATGACTGTATTCTCGCCTTACCTAGAGAAAGATCCCAGAGGCAACGAGATCTACGCAGAACACAAGCTGGTCACTGAAGCGGGAGACACTTATCCGTTCGAGACATTTACTCGGGAGAAAGTAAGAAGAAGCCCCATTGAATCTCGCGGAGTCTCCGAGATTGTCAAAACGTGGCAGGCAGAATACAAGGCCCAATCGGATATGGTCTTCGACAGATCATCTTTCGACACACTGCCGCCGCTTAAAGTGCCTCTCAGGTATGGCCAAAGAATTAAGGTTGGCCCCGGCGTTCAGGTTTCTGAGCAGAGACCCGGCGACATTGGCTGGATGGAGTCACCCAGACGAGGAGCTGAACTTGCGTTCACGCTTATGGATCACATTCAGCTACGGACTGACCGTTACTTCGGCAGGCCTAACGCAGGGATCCCTCCAGTAGAGACTCAGCTCAGGCAGCAGGCATACGTGCATCGCTGGCTGCGCCACATGAGCAGTGTCATTGGCAGAATCTGGGACCTGACACAGGTCTTTGATACGGACGAACGCTTTGCAATGGTAACAGGCACTGACATGCCACTGCCTCGAGATCCGAAGAAATACAACTTCACACTACACTTCGATGTCAGAGAGCTCGACAATGAGTTCGTCGAGAAGAAACTTCAGGCGATTTCCCAGTTTGTCTTGCCAGAAGATACGATGGGTATTGTTGACAGGACTAAGCTGATCAGGAAGAAGCTGCAGGTAATCGATCCTACACTGGCAGACGAGCTGGTCATTGAGCAGGCAGAAGCCTCACAGCAGATGTTCGATGAGATGAACAGTCAAGTGGCCCTGATGTCACTGGGCAACCAGCCTAACTTCGTGGAGAGCGATCCTTCGGCAGGAATTAAGATGCAGTTTGTGCAGCAGATAATTCAGAACAATCCGAAGTATCAAAAACAAATGCAGGAAGATGAACAATTTGCACAACTGGTTCAGCAGTTCGCGCAGAACCTGCAGATGTCAATTACACAACAACAGAACGCGCAGATTGGTAGAATAGGAGTTAACCCGAATGCCTAACGAATACAAATTCTCAGGATACGAGCAGTGGATGCTGGACGCTTTCAGTCTGGCAGAAGAGCACCCAGTCAGGAAGGGACTTGATGAAATACTCAATGAACTAATAAAAGCCGAATCCAGCAACGTGTCTGGACCCGGCCTGAGCTCCGAGGAGCGGCATTACTTTGCAGGCAGATTATCTGCTCTGCAGGATATGTATTTTGCTATGCAGAACCTGTATGCAGATGCGCTGAAGGAGAGGTCTCCCGACTCGGATCCAGAGATCTGAGAAACTTGTAGATCTTCAACTTGCAGACAGCAGAGGATGACTTGCCTGAGCGCCAGCCCTCTGCTGTTCTCTTTGACACCTTGACCTTCTCGGCAAACTCCTTCGTGGTCAGGTTTAACGTGTCGCAAATTAGGGACACGATATACATTGTAGACACCTCATCCAGATCGTAGGTAAATGCTATGCGATCCCTGTCTTCATCGCAGTCGAGCAAATCAACTCCGATTGCTTTTAGCTTATCAGTAATCATAAATTCCGAACTCCACCACTTCACTTATATATTTCTCGAAGTCTTCCAGAGTAAACTCAGTCCCGTTCCACCACTTTGGGTGAGACTCCGCAAACTCTTTCCACAATTCAAACTCTTCACTCGGGTTTGCGTCACTGGGGATAGTGCCTCCAATGTCCCAATCTTTCTCGATGGTTTTCATCGATACCATACGCGGCCTTTCCAGAACTTCTCTAAATTCGCTGGCTCATAAACAACGCTCAGGTACTCCATTAGCTCCACAGACACTGCAGCCATATCGCTTTTATCGCTTGCGTATTTTTCGCGATCTTCCGTCCACGGGCCGTTCATCGATTCTAGCGCATAATTTGAGCGGTTGCTTTTTGTGTCGAGTCTCCGAAATATAACTATAGCTTGAGTTGGCCAGTCAGGATGACTGAAGTTTGCAGATGCGTATCCCTTGCCTAGTATCAAAAGATCTTCGTGTTTTATTTTATCGTTCATAGCTTTAAAAAAGAGTGGGGAGGACCGTCAGCCCCTCCCCGACATATCTCAGAGATTTGACGGATCTTCTACTTTTGGTTTTCAAGTCCCGCACTCGCGGGTTGAAAGTCTAGCGGCGCTTAGGCCTTGTGTAATTGCTTCCTCGTTTACGTTTCTTGCTATTGGAGTATTCAAACGTCATTTCATCTGATCGTTGCTGATTAGTCTCTATGACGGGAAGTCTTTTGGAGACTCCTTTTGGGGCTGCTTTTATCATTTGTGTTTAATATGTTTACCGTAGTTATCTTCTTTGCGACAGGACTTGCAGTACGGCTGTAGTCCGTCTTTGCTTAATGTCCGCTTGTGAAAGCTTCGGGTCTGCCTGATCTTACCGCACAGGCCGCATGTTTTTTTAGGCACTTTTAATTGGGTCTTCAGGTTTTATTTTATTATCAAGAAAACTTTCCACATCTTTGATGGCCGCCTCCAGCTCGCCGTGCGGCCCGTCATTTTCGTAAGCCCTCGGCACATAGCATAACACTCTACGTGCAATTTTAATAAGCTGCTTGACGCTACCCTCCATATAATCCCTCCCCTGCTTTGTGAGTTCCCATAGTCTCTGTAGCTACCGTTGCAGAGCGTGGGTAGGTGTGGACAGGAGCTCCCCATATTTCTGCATGCTCTGTGCCTTCCTTGAACTGATTGATCAGGGCTCCCAAACAAAGATGACTTGGGAATGGCTTCCTGCCGTCTGCCGTGTGGCTGGTGTGAATCTGTCCTTGAACATAGCGGTTTGCACCGCCGTGCAGGTAGACTCCCTGCATGTAGCCATACATGTTAAGACCTCTTATATGTATGTTATTACCTGAGGCGAAGATGGCCGCCTGAGGAGACATAGCGTTGTGAGGCCCCTCCATCTGCAAATCAATAAACCTAGGATCTGCAAGATAGCAGTTACCCCACTCAGGCTGATCGATGACATCAGTCTTTACTGGCGGCCCGTGCTTGATCCCAACCTGAGCCCCTTGATGATTCATGATGTTACAATCGCGGATCCAGAACCTGTCTTGATTCTGCGCTAGGTAGATTGGCAGCGTCCCGTTTTGAGCAACGATCAAACAGTTCTCAATTGACTGCTCAAACGGTCTCACCCGAAAGTTACTGTCAACGTCCACGGTAGGCTCTACATATATACCGATAGGCGCATCAGTCTTGAAGCCGTAAGGAATACCAGAGTCCGTTGTCCAGTTATCGTGGAAGGTTGGCCCGTTGTCGCAATGAAATCTCAGGGCGCTTCCCCATCGAGCAGGAGACCAGAGCCGAAACCTGCCCGGGAGTCTTCTGGTGCTCCTGAAATTATACTCGGGAGCAGTGGCAACAATAGTGATGACAGGCATCGACACTGAGCCATACCAGCCTCTTCCAGAGGGACTGTCTCCTAGTTCAGACTGCCACCTCTCCTCACCCTGAGTGTAGTAGGCGTGCTGTATAGCCTGACCCTCTTGAATGATGCGATCCCAGCTTGCGTCTGGGTCCAGAGGGTTGAGCTCGTAATGATAGCGAGGCAGAGTGAGCCGCTTGTCTATGGCCGCAGTGGCCGCATCGATTTTGAGGCTGTCGATGTCAGCCTTGAGCTTATGGTGCTCTCTGTTTCTCTCGGCTACTTGTTCAGGAAGTTTAAGCAGATCCTCTGCTACTCTCAGTATGTCTTGCGCGGTCTTATTCATCGTTTTTTATCTTTCTAAGCCCTAATCGGCTATCGTAGCTGGCCTCCATCCCCCTCTTACGCCAGAAGGCGTCGAAGGCATTTCCCCATTCCTCGTGCGTTCCTATTTTTGAGGAGCACATGTGTCCTCGAGGGTTTTCCTCGGTTATTATTGTTTCTTTTTCCATAACAAGTAAAAAATGTGTCTTCCAATTCGTGCTACAGGCTTGCGACCCTTAGCCCAGTATGGGGCCTTGATGTAGTCTGCGTAGTAGTGGTCTGCGTAGTTAATCTTAGACCTGTCGATGCGGTCAATGTTTTCTTCTAGGTAAAATGCGAAGGCTGCCATAGGTGACCTGTAGAGGTGCTGCAGGTCCTGCTCAGTCTTACCATTCCAGCAAGAGAACTGATAGGGCTGCAGGCACACCTCACGAGCCGTTAGGCTTCTATTGATGGCTCTCTGGGAGATTACGGCGGCGACAGCCCCTAAGCCGTCCCTGCCCTCTCCACGGGCCTCTGCGAGTAGCGTGAGAGCGACTACCCCAGCATTAAGCTGGAGAGAGGCGCATAGCATTAGGATATATTTAATCACCAGATTTTCTTCTTTCTAAACATTCTGCGAGCGCATAAAGCCAATTTGATCATGTCCTCATCCCATCCGCTTAGATCATTGACCTTAATATCTGGAGGAGTATCCAGATATTGCTCTATAAAATCAGATACTGTTTCGGTAGATTCGGGATAGATTACTTTAGGTATATCCCTCTTCTCAATGCAATCATCCAGCCAGCCCTGCGGGTAGAAGTCTGCCATCTCTCTGTAGTGCCAGTTGTTAGCGTAAAACATAATAGTATAATGTAGCCCCCTGTTGGTAAGCTTCACTCGCCTCTCAACTCATCTATTCTCTCTAGTCCAGCATCGGATCGTAGCTTTATGTCCGTTGCCTTAATTACGAGAGATGGCAGAATACTGTTGGCGATGGAGGTTAACTTTGTGGCAATATGATTTAAAACTCTTTTGATTATTTTATCGTTCATATTTATTCTTTCGTTAGTTAGTTGATAGGGGTCCCCCGGTTGTAAGCTTTACTCGTCTCTCAACCAAACTGGGTTTCTCTCGGTCTGCATATCAGAACCGAGTTTGGCGATGGAGTTTAATTTTGATACAATTTTTGACCAACCTTGAACCCCGTCCAATAAGTATTCGACATCTGATTTGCCAGTGGTTTCGTATAACTCAACCCATCCATAATGACTTGGGTTCGCTTCCGCTTTTTCAGATATATAATTTAAAACTTTTTTGATTATTTGATCGTTCATAATTTTTCTTTCGTTTGTCGTTAGTAGTTGCTGGGGGCCGAAGCCCCCGATTAACAGTTACTCAGCGACTATGCTCGCCTTGCTTGGCCGCGAGAAAAAACCGAATCCTCTTTCTTTCGGTGCCACGGTCGCAGTGAACTCTACAACTTGATTCACTGCTGCCTTTGTTATGGATGATGGAAGGGTTCCCCAGAGCTTGTTATTGTCGCAAGTTCTTATAAGGATCTTCCAGTTGGCCCCATACTCTGACTCTACAAGCTTTTTGCTCAAAATAGAACCGGATACCTTGTATCGGCCCTCCTGAATTTCTGCTACTGGCTCTGGCCCTCTTAGCTTTTTAACTTCGCTGTCGAAATCAAAATTCTTGAAGTAATTCTCGAGGCTTTTCGCAAACTTTAACTGCCTTTCAGACCAGCTACCGTAAGCGTTAAGATTTGCGATAAGATCGCTCGCTACATGCCTGTTGTTATCGTGTCTTATAGCCACCTTTAAAGCTACTGGATCACTGAAGTTAGACCCTAGCAAGTCAACCCCACGCGTGATGATTGTAATATCATGCTCTTTCAGTAGCAGCTCTGCTTTTCTGATGTTAGCGGCGTAATCTTTTGCGTGTTTCACAGACCTCTTTAGCCGCGCGATGTCAGACCGGAACTCAGGCGATGACATGTTAAGCTTGTCTGTGCATTGATGGCCGAACTCTACCAGCTTTTTAGTTGGGATGTGCAAGAAGACGCCGTGATACTGAGCGCGAGCCCCACACAGGTAGCAGCTACCCGATGTGGATTTCTTGTCCCACTGGAAATTTTTCGTGGCCTCGTTGAAAATCTTTTCCTGAGGCAAGTCTAATCCCCAGCCAGTCCTGTTGCCTTTGCGGTCAGTGTGATTGAATCTCATGCAGAGGTATTTGTAGTCTGAGCTTTTAAAATTACTTGGGGCGTGTATGTCTGTTCTTGGCATTTTACTTTTCTTTCTATTCTTCAGTCAGGGGAGTTTATTCCCCCCTGACACAAGTAGAATACGCTACTTTGAGTATAGTGCAAGTATTATTTAATCTTTTCTTTCACATGACTCAAGAAGCGATCAACTTCTCGAAGGGCTTCATCCCAGTTCCAGAACCCCTCCACCCTTTCATCATCAATGTAGTCTGCGACACAGCCCCATACCTCGGAAACATCCCCGGTGGTATCCACTTCGAGGTAACCGGGCTCCTCCCACGATTTATCCCATTTGACAAGCTTGACGCCTAGCTTCTCGAGCTCCGAGAACTTCTTAGTGCAGGCGATCCTAGATTGCCTGAACGTGTCCCTTGTCGGGGGCTTCTTCGCGAACCACGGAGTCCTGACGCCTTTATCATCGAATGTCCTGAGTTCGTATACGTGCGCGACTCTCGCCCTGCGCTTGACCTTGGGGTCCTTGATTGAAACGATCTCTTTAGTGAGACCGCACACATACCTGCGACCCTGAATCACTTGGTAGTGATTGCCAGCCACAACGAGCCACACCTTCTTTGAGTCGCGGTAAGGGCGGCTGAACTTCAGCCACTGCGTCAGCGTGGGCTTTTCTTTAGGCAGCCTCGTTGGAGCGGCGAAGATGCCGCAGTATTCAAGAGCCATCCTCATGTCTGACACGTAGACACCCTTGACGCACCTTGACTCAGTCAGATGCCGAATAATCCTCGCAGCCTCTCCCCCTGACATGCCCGTGACGGCAGAGATCGCAGATGGTCCGCAATAGGAGTTGTAGTCTCCTGCGACCTGTTTCACAGGCCTGATCTTGACGATTCTCATTTCGCCTCCTTGTCTGCTACTAGGACGAGCTTCGTGTAGTCGCCGTAGTTGATTCTGACCTGCTTGAATTTGAGTGGTTTGTTTTTCTTATTTTTCATAGTTATTTTGTTTTTAAGGCTGGGGGGCCGAAGCCCCCATATTTATTCAAATCAAATTACCCGCTTTTCCAGTCAACGGATTCAAAACTTTTTTGTGACCGAATTCCTGAATGCCTTCAAGGGTGCCTAGCTCATGTGTTATGTCCCATTGCTGTGTTTCTTCGTTATAATCATATCTTTCTGCCGCTTTAATTTTAAGGTTCCCCTTAATTGTAGCTCTGCAAAAAAGGTTGACCCGGCTGTCTCCGTTGCTAAATAAAATGGTCCTCTGACCGCCTTTAATTTCAACGCCTTGTGGTAGTTGCTCTGGTGTAAAAATCATGTCTTTTTCTTTCTGTTATTTGTTTTAAGTGGGGGCCGAAGCCCCCGATTTTATTAGTAATTAATAACGCTTTTTGGCGAGAATACCTTGATCTTTCCCTTATACAGCGGAAGAAGATTGATGTAGAAAAGTTCTTTTCCATTGCGGATCATTGTTCCAACCTCGGGGTTTTCCCTGAGATATTCACCGCGAGCTTTACAGTAAGCTTTTTCTTCCTTTGCTTTTAAGTAGTCTTTAGCTGCTTCATAAGCTTCTTCTGCACCAACGTCTGATACCATTATAATTTTATCATTCATGTTATTTTTCTTTCTATTCTTCAATCAGAGGGTTGATTCCCGCCTGACACTTATACTTATACGCTACGCTGCGTATCATTGCAACAACTATTTTCAATTATTTTCTCCCACCTCCGCTTAACAGCTAAGGCGTCCGCTTAACTGTCAATAAAATTCGTGTAGCCCCCTCAGATACTTGAGGGGTCCACAAAATAAGCCGCTGTCACTTTTTGTGGCCTAGGCTTATTTGTTTGTTAGGGTTGACAGAGAATGTTAGACGAGTCTAACTTAATTGAATCCTACTGGGCGGGATTACTACAGCCCTGATTACGGCCACTTGCAGCCGTCAAAAACAGCATGTCTAAATCCGAAACTACAGCCGAGGCCAGCCAGCCCTCGGAGGAAGCAATAGAAGTTGGCGGGATGGAAGCACTGCGTGATGCACTCAAGGACAGCTTGAGTCCCCAAACGGAGACTGCACCTGTAAATGAGGAACCACCCGTTCCTGAGCCTGAACCTGAGCCAGAGCAGCAGCCTGAGCCAGAGCAGACACAGGACGATACGGAGCCTCCTGAGCACATTGGATTCCAGAAACGCATAAACCGTTTGACAGCCCAAAAGAAGGAGCTGGAAGAACGAATGCAGGAGCTCGAGGAAACTACGAGTCAACTTAAACTGGAAACAAAGAAAACTCAGCAAACGGACACTGATAGCAACATATCAGAGCTAGTCCAGAAAGCTCAGTCAGAGTCAGATCTCGAGAATCTCGAGGACGAAGCACTGGCCGCAGAGCGTTGGGCTAAAAGAGCGCTCGCCAGATACAGGCGAGATCCAGATCAGGTAGAGCGAGAGATTGAGAACCGTATACAGAGTCTTCCAGAAGACCCTGAAGCGTGGCTCGAAGACCTCGCGCTTAATGCCGAGTGGAGTAGGGAATCAGACATCCCGAAACGGCGAAAACAGATCACACAGAACGCTCAAAGCTTTGAATTCGCTGCACAGAAGTACCCGTGGCTGAGAGAGGATAAAAGCCCTGCACGGGCGTGGGTTGAACAGGTTAAGGAAGCTAACCCCGGTATACAGAATCTACCAGACGTAGACCTGTATCTAGCGAGAGCATTGGTTGGTTTTTACATAGAGCAGGAGCAGTCACAAAAGAAGCCTGCAAAAGCTAAGACTCCTGATCCTACACCACAACCCGGCGCACCAGCAGCCCAGAAGGCCTCGGTCTCTGATGCTGTTAAAAGAGCTGAATCCGCAAAGTCTCAGGTATTTAAAACCGGATCGAGGGATGGTCTTAAAGATTTTATCAAAGCTGCTATGACAACAAACTAGGATATAGATTATGGCTGGATTATTTGAAATTAATCAGGTTGCAAAGCGAGAAGATTTGCTCGACTTGCTGACACGGGTAGACGAGAAGGCAACCCCTTTCATGTCGCTCTGTAACAAGGGGACTACTCCACGTAACACATACATTGAGTGGCCCGTCGATAACTACGATGCTCCTCAATTGGGTGGCGTTGTTGATGGAACAGACGTTAGCACCTACGGCAACCCTGCAGAAAACAGGGCTCTCTTGAGCTCCTACCTGCAGACCTTCCGCAAAACTGCTAAGGTCTCGAGACTTGCTCAAGACGTTTCAGACGTTGCGGGTGTATCAGATGAGATTGCAGAAGCTATCGCTAAAGTTGGCGTTGAATTGCTGCGTAACATCGAATCAACCTGCCTGAGCGATCAGGAGCATCAGGCTGATGACGGGACCAACCCTTACCTCTTGCGAGGACTCGGCGTTTGGATCCGCGACACTGCTAATATCACTGGAGTGCAGACAAGTCATCAGGTTCCTGCTGACTACCGCCCTGCCGCAGGTCAATACATAGCAACTGCTACAGGATCTCTCACAGAGACCAGCATTCAGTCAGTCCTCCAGAGCATCTGGTCTAGCACTGGCATGATGGGCGACTACAAGTTGTTCTGCGATGCCACATTGCGTAGAGCTTTCACGGACTTTACTCGCACAATCGCAACCGCAGGCTACAGCTCACGCAATTTTGATTTTGCGGGAGACGCTAAGAAAGTCAGCAACAGCACCACCATTTTCGAGGGAGACTTCGGAACAGTTGAGGTCATCGCTGATAACTTCATCGGTTACAATTCCGCTGGCACAAGTCAAACTGCTGGAAGAGGTTACCTACTCGATATGGATAAGATCGATATGCGTATGAATAAGAACCCAACCGTGGAACGCTTTGAAGATCAGGGCGGCGGCGAGCGGTTCATGATCGAAGCTCGAACAGCGCTTCAGGTTCGCAACCCAATCGGGTTGGCCCAGTTCAACCCTTAATTTGAGAAAGGAATTATAATGCAAGTTAACGTATTACCCACTGAAACTCAGGCCCTACTTGGGGCTACTCACGAGGCGATCATCACTTATGAAGACCTTACTGCAGCAGCCACCACGCAAATCCTTGCTGGTATCAACATTCCTGTTGGTAGCTGGGTCAAGGGAGGGCCTCATATTCTTGAGCAGGATTTTGATAGCCCTGCATCATCCAGCCTGACTTATTCGGCTGGTGACGGATCAGACGCGGACCTGTTCATGACAGCAACTGAAATTGATGTTGCTGCCACTGAAGTTGACTACAAGGCCCCTACCCCGGGCTCTGGAGCTCCAGCAGTTGGAACAGGTAAAGCCTATGTTGGGCCTAGCGCGGACACCCTTGATATTGCCTTCACTTCTACCGGAGACAACCTCTCCGATTTTACGCAAGGCAAAATCCGATACTTCTTCAGCTTGGTCGATCTCGACACGCTGAAATAAACCTTTACTGGCTCGCACCAGTAATCGCACACCTCGGGACCGAGGGGGCCGCTTATGTGGCTCCCTCAACCGAGGAACACTTTACAAATTATGTCAGATTATACCGAGGCAATGAAAGAAGCTCTGGCCCGTAAATATAACGGGTCACATGAAGAGCGACTAGCAAGTGCGACTGAGCGACAGAAAGAGATCGCTCGTCAGAACCGAAACCGTAAAAGTATGAACGGAATCGGGCGAGCCACTATGGAAGTAGACAACAAGGTTTACCAAGAATGGGTCAAAAAGGAAGGCAAAGAAATCTGGAAGGACCCTAAATTCCGCAAATACATTTCCGATAAAAACCCAGAGCTGAAAGTTAACAGTAAAGGCACTGGCAAGATACAAGTTGGTTATGGCTCTTAGTCCTGCAAATTACAACCAGATCCTGACTCAGGTTACGAACCTAGCAGGAATGGATAGAGATACTCTTCCCACTATTGAGTGGAAGTTGTTTCGAGACCTTGCAAGCCGCAGGTTGAAGTTTGCGTGGCAGGCCGCCAAGTGGCCAGAGGTCACAGTGACTGAAGCTCGAACAGTGACTCAGTCAGGAGGCGACGAGGGTAACTACATTGAGTTCAACCAGCCAACAAAAACCGAGATAGGCGAAGTGTTCGCAGTCTGGAACAAGAGCCCTAAGTCCAATAAGGATCAAGTGTCACTTACTTGGTATCTTTCGGAGAACGGGATCCAGATCGCTGAGAGCAATACAACCGCTTACATTTGGTTCCGTAAAACTGCCCCAGTCATCACAGGAGATCTATACAGCACAAGCACAGTCTATGCTGCTGGAGATCAGGTTTACGATAACACTGCTGGACAGTTTTACGTTGCCAATCAGTCTGTGGCCGCAGGGTCAAACAGCCCCACGGATCAACCTAGTTACTGGGACCTGACTTCTATACCTATGATCTTCTTTGATTACCTAGTCAGGGGAACTTACAGCGACTACCTGAGGCACAACGGAGAGCTCGATAGAGCGAGAGTCGCAGAGTCAGACGCACGAGACGTTATCGATCACGAGCTTCTTAAGCTGCACACGCAGCAAGGACAGACAACTCAAATCGAGGTAGCAGGATATTAATTAAATTATGAGCAGAGCATCTTTAATAACGGGCGTTGACCAGAACGATCAATACCGGACAGTGCGTGTAGGCGAGGACGGGACCCTAGGGTCTGACAGTGGAACCTACCAAAGCGGCGCGGGAACTATTACTGGAAACTTTAGTTGGATCTACGCTCACGCAGCGACAGTCCTTGGGAGTGTCTCCTCAGGAGGACTAGGAACAATCACGAATGTGAACATGCAGGCTGGGTCCTACTGGCGATGCTGCAGAGCAACGTCGATCACAGTGACAACTGGAGAAATCACAGCCTACGATGTCTGATGATTGGATTTGGTCTAGGCTTGCCAACAGTTGTTACTGCTGGAGGAGACAACGTCACGGAAGCGACACTGCTTGTCGATGACAGCGGCAACCTCTTGTTCACAGACGATAACGAATACATTTTAACGCTTCAGCTTGAAGCCCCTGACCCTGAATAAATATGGCCACCACAAGAATTAAAGATCTCTCAAAAACAGCAACAACTGTTGCGAGTGACGCAAACATAGTTATAGACGGCTCCTCAAACGGGACTCAGAAGATTGCCCGTGACAACTTCCGTCAAGACACTGCAGACGCTTACGTAGCAGCTCCGTCAACCTACAAGCTGACTCCTTTGAACGGAGTCAATAAAATTGACGCTGCTTACCTGCCTACATCTGGAGACACTCCAAAGGGGGAGTGGAACGCCAGCACGAACAGCCCCACTCTGGCAGATGGGACTGGTACGGCTGGTGACTACTATGACGTAACAACAGCAGGGACAGCTAACCTAGGAAGTGGTGCGATAACATACACTGTAGGTGACGTTGTAAAATACAACGGAGCAACGTGGTTTAAGATTGATTCAGTCGCAAACATTCTTGATGGAGCTTCCACCGCTGAACAGGGACGAACAACTTTAGAGGTCAACTCCATCGCTCAAGACGCAGAAGCAGACGGCACCAAATTGGTCGGCCCATCGATGCACTTTGACGGGAGTGCCTTTGTGACCATCACGAGCGATTCCAAATTAAGCTTTGAAGGCTCAGGCAATGACCTGCCTTTCACTTTCTCGTGCTGGACAAAGCTGCCTGCAAGTTCACCAGCAGGCACCGTGTTTTTCAGTAAATGGGTTTCTGCTGCTGAATACAGTTTTCAAACAACCAGTGCTGGAAATTTAATTTTGTACCTATCCGATGGCAGCAACACACCGTTCGTAAAAGCATCAACCGCTTTACCGACTGAACAATGGGTGCATGTCTGTGGCACTTATTCTGGAACCTCGGGCGGTGGATATAGTTCTGCTGCAAACGGTTTGACACTGTATGTTGACGGGGAGGCGGTAACCGCAACCCAAACCAACAAGCCAGCATACACTGGCATGACTGCTGGCAGTGATGCCTTACAAATTTCCAGACTTGGAACGACAAATTACGAGCAGACAATTCGTGACGCTCGTATTTTCAACAAGGCGCTTTCAGCCAGCGAAGTAAAGAGTCTTTGCCTTTCTGGTGAGTTGCCAAAATCGTATCTGGAGGCCAAAGGTAACGCAATATACCGTAGCGACTTTAGTGCTGGAGCTAATGGATGGATTGCGTTTACGGGAACCAGCGTTGCTGGTAATATTGACGGTATTGGTGGCAAAGATGACAATTTGAGGTTAATGCCAGACACATCTACTGGCTTAAAGCGCATGTATAAAACTGGCCTAGCATTTGGTCAAAATAACCGTTTGTCATTTGAGTATTATATACCCTCCTCTAACAGCAATATAGACGGCTTTGACACGCAACTGGGCAACGCTGGTGACGCGAAACCAGAAACAGTTGCAACGCTAGATGCGTGGACTTATTACGAGCATGAAGGCACCTGCGATGTAGCCAACGGGTCAGTTTATTTTTACGCGACTGACGGGGGTGCTAAGACATTCACGGATGCTGGGGGTAACGATGTCCTATACATTCGCAATGTTTACATTGACCAGATAGGACCAGTACTCGACGCACGGGCTGAGCAATTCGACACCAGCACGGGCAAGCTATACGACTTGTCTGGCAACGACTTTGTAGGCACCCAGAGCGGTGGAGTGCAGATTCTTGGGAGGCAGTCACCAATATACGAAACTGGAACTTGGACTGGTTCAATCCAATTTGGTGGAGCTTCGGCTGGTCAGACCTACAGCACAAATAATTGCAACTACACTAGGAATGGCAACATCGTACATGTGCAAGGGATACTTTCATTAACTGCTAAAGGCTCAAGCACCGGAACAGCTCGGATAGCCGGCCTACCGTATACTAGTTCTAGCGACACCTCACAAGCTGGGTTAAGCATAAATTATGGGACGGGATTTGCCAGTTTGACCAGCTTACCGTCAGCGTTGGTTTCTGGTTCCACAACAACTGCACTACTCAGCAATTGGGGAGCATCGGGGATAACCGCTCTGAGTGATGCAAACTTCACAGACAACACTTCAATTAGGTTTTCTGGGAGCTACAAAATATCTTAAACAAAATTATGGACTCTAAAATTCAATATCTTCGCGGTCAAATCAGTGGCCTCAACTCACAGCTTGCAGCAGATTTCGGAAAGTCCGAAGTCCTCAAGCTAATCGGAAAAGCCAATAGCTTGCTAGATGCTAGGGTTGAGCTGGACGAACCAACCAATCGCGACAATGTGTTGGCGTTGGTCACTCAGCTACACGCTGCCGTGGACAGCTACAACTCAGCTAACCAAATCAACATCGAAACCGTTGAAGAGATTATGACGGGCTACGATGATGCTGTGAACGATCCTATTGACCCTGATGCTGGGGTGTAAACTATGCCAGTCGAGAAAAACGGTGAGAAGTTTTCTGGCTACAACAAGCCAAAGAGAACTCCAAAGCACGCTAAAAAATCACACGCTGTCCTAGCTAAAGAGGGAGATAAGGTTCGCCTGATTCGCTTTGGTCAACAGGGTGTATCGGGAGCAGGCAAAAACCCAAAGTCTGCCAGCGAGAAAGCACGGCGCAAAAGTTTCAAAGCTCGTCACGCGAAGAACATTGCTAAAGGGAAGATGTCCGCAGCTTACTGGTCAAACAAATCAAAGTGGTAGGAAGATACATATGCCAAAAGTAGGAAAGAAACATTACGCATACACTAAGGCTGGTAAGGCAGCAGCAACTAAAGCTAAAGCTAGAATGAAGAAGAAAAAATCCAAAGGAAGCAAACGATGACCAGCACGGATCTCGCTGAATACGGCAGGGTATTTGCGGCTGCCTTCTTAGGCATCGCTGTAACCAACGAGACTTCCATTCTAAGGCTTCTTATAGCATTTGCTACGCTAACTTATATGGTAGGTAAAGCAGCTCTTGTCTGGCACCACTACGTCAATGCCAGAAAGGGAAAGTGCAATGATAACAAAAACACCGAAGCAGATATTTAAAGAGGCCGCTGTCATTGCTGGTGCCGCTGCATGCCTCTTTACCGGGTGTGTAGGAATGCCTGAAATGCAAAGGCAGACAAATGCTACGACAGAAGTTAGTGAAAAGTGGTCGAGAGACCAGAACGAAAGGATCACTGCTCTGTTCTCTGCGGCGCAGGGACACGATGGTCAGACTCGCGTTGACTGGACTGTTGACAATAGCGAGCGCGGCAATGGCGACCAGTTTTCTTTATCTGCTCTCGAGAACAGCCTTCCCGGGGGCATTAGTCTGGTTTACTACGCAGTAGGAATACTACTGTTGTTTTGGGTTGCCAAAAGAATTGTTAACTCGAGCAATGCTGTTAAGCTGACCCTATCGGCTGCTGACAATGCGATTGCTAAACAGATCAAGAAACTGGAAGGCAAATTGAACAGCAGAATCTCTGAGTCAGAAAGACTGGATGTTGTGAGTATGCTCAGAGATCTGGAACACGAACGAGGTAAACTGCGAGGTTAATATTTGAAAACAAAACGAGGTGTGGTGCGAGGAGTAGTGGATGGCTATAGCAGCTATTCATTGCATTTAATAAGAGTCATTGAGGGGCTCACTGAATTAGACCGGGACATACACTGTTGGCCAGTCCGAAGCGAGGCAGGTAAGGCTCCTATACCGAGAGTGGTGATGGAGTCTGTTGTGCATAAGGAGCAGCAAGATGACTGGGAGATGATTGTTCATTGCCCGTCATTCAGTCCTACAGGCAAAAAGCAGCTTGTGTATAACACAATGTGGGAGAGCACGAGACTTCATAAGGAGGCAGTGCTGAACTTGAATCAGGCAGACCTGATTGTTGTGCCGAGCGACTTTAATTTGTGTTTGTTTAATGCACAGGGAATCAGGAAGACAATGGTCAAGGTCCCTATGGGAATAGACACGGATGTCTTCCACTACAGGCCACAGAAACAGGGTTCTGAGTTTGTTTTTGGTGTGGCTGGGAGAACAGCGGCAGGAGGCTGCAGGAAAGGCTTTGAGGACGTTCTCAGAGCGTGGAAGAAAGCGTTCCCTAAAAGGGTGAAAGATGTCAGGTTAAGCATTAAGTGTTTCCCCGATGACCCTGTAATAGATGTCGATGATGACAGGGTAAGTTTTACTCGTCAGTTCTGGACAAGGAAAGATCTGGCTAACTGGTATGCGGGGCTTGATTGCTTTGTGAGTGCGTCGAAAGGTGAGGGATGGGGTCTCATGCAGCATGAGGCTATGGCCACAGGAAGGCCAGTCATTGCAGTTCCCTTCGGGGGAATTACAGAGTTTTTTGATGAGTCAGTGGGTTACCCTGTTGACTTTGACTTGAGAGAGTCTGAGGCGCATTACTCTAATGGCGGCCTCTGGGCAGCCCCTAAACAGGACAGCTTGATAGACCGAATGCGGGAGGTCCAAAACGAGAGAGGTGTAGCAAAAGCGTTGAGAGCTTCAGAGCGAGGAATGAAGCTCAACTGGGAGAGCAGCAATAAAAAGCTAGACTCAGTCTTAAGTAAAATTGGATTTTATACATGAGAGAAGACAGAAACTACACCGCCAACGATGACCCGCCAATTACGGCAGGGGACAACGGATTTGTAGGTGTAGACATGAGGCAGCAGCCTCATATGCTTCCCGCTGGATTAGTTTCAGAAGCTGTCAATGCTCGCTTCCGCTACGGAGTAGCAGAGCCCCGCAAGGGAGTCATGCCGCTTACGTGGTTTAACCGTTACGGCTTTGAGTGGCCTATCGAATGGGGAGAGGGCGATATAAACTGGTCAAGACAGATCAGCACAACTCTAGGTCAAGTCTACGGGGTAGGAGTCTGGAATGATCCCAATGGTAATGATTGGATCTTGATCGCGGCCTCGCTTGAAGGAACCACAATCTCTCTCTATCGAGCACGATACGGGAACAATATTGAGCCTATCCCCTGCAGCGTTGGGTTAACTGTCCCTACATCAGACTTCGCTAGTGATAACACAGTATCGAAATACTGGTTTACTCAGGCATTTGATAAAGTCATTCTCTCCCGGGGTCCAGATGAAAAGCATCTTGTATTGTCCTCGTTTGAGGAAGGGTTTGTAGAGGCTCCTGACGCAGATGACGGCACTGACTCAATACCTAATTCAGATACTACTTTATTCTTCAAGAACAGACTCCTTGTCCCGCATAGACCCGGCGCAGGATACAAGGCCGATCACGTAGCTGTTTCGGATATTCTTTCTTACACGAACTACGATCCTGTCTACTCGTCATTCAAGATCAATCAAGGCGACAGCGACAATATTCGGAGGATCTTTAAGTTCAATGACACAACAGTTGTTATCTTCAAAGATACCAGCATCTACACCGTCTCAAATCTCGTAGGAGACAACTGGGGAACAAGTGCTGTCCTTGATCAAATCACAACAGAATACGGACTTGTAGGGACAAGGTCTGTAGCAAGCGCAGGGAACGACCTGTGGTTCCTTTCCCAGCGTGGCGTGGTTAGTTTGATACTGACAGAGCAAAACAAGCTGCAGGGTGTATCAGAGCCACAGAGCACAGCTATACAGCCGATCATTGACAGGATTGATTTCAGGGTTGCCAAAGAGACAGCCTCTGCAGCTTACTGGCGCAACAGATACTACTTAAGTGTCCCCATTGACGGCGGCCAGCAGAACAATGCAGTGCTTGTCTATGATTTCATTAATCAAGCGTGGTCAGGCTACGACACGGGAGACGCAATAAAGATTAAGTATCTGTTCGTGGCAGACTTTCAGGGATCGGAGCACCTCTACTACGTAGACTATGACGGCATCGTTGGCCTCTATGAATACGCGGAACAGGAAGGCAGGCCGATTGTTCAAGGCACTTACACATGTGACCTTGTAGTCAAGGGTCATGTTCAAGACGGAACTAAAGTCACAGTCAATAACGGCACAACAGTTCGTGCTACCCGTCAGCGAGAAGTAGTTGATGATGCTGACGCAGAAATAACTGATGACAGCGGGCTGGAGATTATCGAGCCACTTACAGTTAACACAAACGATCCTGAGGACGGTTGGCTGTGGGGAGTTGGTGATGAGCAACAGGCAGATCACTGCGAGGTCGCGGGAGCAAACCTGTTCACAGGATTCACGCAGGACGGCTGGTATTCGGGGAACACAACAGACACAGACAATGGCTGCGGAGTTCATTTCGAGAGCACTTCACCGATTCTTGTGAGCATCAAGGATCCCTTTGGCAATGTAGATCCCTACCTGCAGGCTATATGCTCTGACACAATTAAGATCGAGGACAGGCCGATAGCTTTCATGATTAAAACTCGAGGCTATGGGTTTGAGGCAGGCAACAGGAGGCGCTTCCAACAGGCGCAAGTATTCATCTCAACGTGGGACCCAGAATACAAGGTCACAGGAATTGTTGACGGTGTAAAAGAGGAATCTGTCATAGTTAACAATGCCAGCTACACCAGAACTAAATACATGACTTTTGCAATGAGTGACTGGGACATCCAGAATCTGGATGACTCTCACGAAGCCCCGGGCAAGGAGGACTACTCCGTCATTCTCGACACAGAGAACGCAGACCCGGGGACAGTGCTGGGAACAGCAGGCACTCAGCTTGACCTTTACCAATACTGGACTCACAAAATGCGAGTTGACAGGAGAGGCGCTTACTTTCAAGTCAAGATTGAAGGAATCAGCGGGAGAGTCAGGCTTCACAGCGTGACATCAGGAGCAACGCCGGGACAGAGGCGAGAAGGAACACACGCAGGACTTTGGTAAAAGATTATGCCAGATAGCACATCAAACTTTGTAGTGGACGCAGTCAATGGGCCGATACCTTCGGACTCAGTTACTCGCGCAGAATTCATCACTGCTCTTGAGCAGCTTAACTATGCGAATGGTAACATTCGTTCAATCGATAACTTGAGTGGGACTGCAGGACTTGTGTCAATTGACGGCAGCGGGGCCGCCAACGTCAGGAGTGTTACAGGGGCTACAGGGCTCACAGTCGCAAACGGAGACGGGAGCGGAAATCCTGAGGTATCGCTCAATGCTCCGCACACTTTCAGGCAGACATACAATGACACCAGTAGTAATACTGTCAGCGACACTAAGCTGTATAACATAATAAGCACAGGCACTGCTTACACGCTTACGCAGCCAGTATCAGGATACGTTACTGTTAAGAATATAGTAAACGCATCTGCGGCTGTAGTAGTGATAAGCAGTGGTGACTGGGGGCCAGCAGGGATCAGCACTGTCAGCATTAGCCCCGGCGAAACTCTGACAGTAATTAGTAATGTCGCCCAGAAATGGTATCCGCAGAATGCGTTATCTGAGGTAAATCCCTTCGGAGCAATTTACAGAACTTCAGCTTCTGCCACTACCGTTGGAGCGGGTTACACTAACTTAAGCGTGACCACATCGACTGATTCTAACATGATCGATTTTGAACAGGCATCCAATGGTCAATTAAAATACACAGGTTTAACCCCTATCAACGCAGAGGTAACCATTAGTATCACAGGAAAAGTCTCAAACAATTCAGTCACGGAGCTTACGTTCACAATAGCAAAGAAAGATGCATCAGCTAATACGACCACTTACATTCCTCAACCTGAGCAAACGATTCGCTTAATAAATAATTCAGACATTAGTAATATAAGCATTGTATCACATGTAGAACTGCATCAGAACGATTACGTTTTTGTTGGGATAAGAGAAACTAACACAACAACCTTAAACACTTTTACTCCCTCTAAGTTTTATATGGCCGCATCTGGTCACAAAATAATAACAGCTTAATATTATGCCACTATCAGTTAACGTAGGCGTGGGATACAATTTCTCAGCCGGGGAAAAAGTCACCTACACTAAGCTCAACAGGCTTGGGGCTCCCTCAATAACATTCACAGGATCGATTGATTCTAATCAGATCACAGACGGTGCTGTTCTTACGTCCAAACTGGAGCAAGGAATCGACATCAATAGTAAGATCAGTGATCACAACTTGTCCTTAGCTAAGCTCGAGGCTGGGACTCAGGGGCAGCTACTGTATTACAACGCTGACGGCGACCTTGTTAAGTTGCCCCCGGGCAGTGACGGTCAATTCCTCAGAACTAAAGGATCATCTGCTGCTCCGGAATGGGCAGCTCAAGGAGGATTATCGACGCTTAGTTACGAGGATCTTACTACAGACGGAAATGACAAATACCTAACCACAGATTCCACTGGGAGTGTGGTGTGGATAAACAAACCAGTCACAACGTCAGTTTCTTCTTACACTTCCTCAAATATTGACGCAATAAGATCCGCTGGTTTTGAGACGATCTCTGTAGGATTTGTTCCAGAGCACATCCGAGTTACGATGTTTTGCCAGACAACTGACGCATCCACTGGCTATCAGCAAAACGATGAGTTTGAGATAGGTCATAACTTTTGGAGTCAGACAGGCGAAAACCGCAACGGCGTTAATGTCATATTCGATTTCTCAAGCAACAGTGTTAGGCTTCAGCTAGAGTCTGCATTTGCGAGTGCTTCAAACTTCCGCATAATGCATAAGACTAGCGGGGCTTCCGTAGATTGCGATGCAAGCATTCTTAAGCGCTTCGTATTTAAAGTTCGCGCGTGGGAGTCCGGTTTTTCTAGCTCGGGAAATAGCGGAGGAGCACTAACGAGTGAGCCCGGTTACTATTTCTCAGCGACATCTCCGCAAGCTTCAAGTTACTATATTTTTGGGACAACCGCATCAGAAAGATCTGTCGCATTCGACCATCAACTAGGAAGTGTTCCCAAACTTGTGCGAGCAGTATTTGTGGCTACAGAAGAGATCAGCGAGTTAGGCCTTTCGGCTCAGGATGAAGTTGATGTATCACAATTTTTGATTTCATTTGGGGGGGGTTCTCAATGGCATCCACTGCAAATAAAATCGACATCCTCGCAGGTCTCTCTTGTTAACTCGCTAGGCGTCCCGGGAAGACTTTTGCCTGAATACTCTTATTTAACAAATAGCATCAATGGTCAGCTTACGATTTTAACAGATGCTATAGCCAGCAAAATGAAACTGAAAATTTACGCTTGGAAGTAAGTAATGCACTTCGACCACTCCATAAAAGAAGACTTCATGCGTCTGACTCATAACAATGAGCAGGCGTGGTTATTCGTGGAGACATTCGCCACAAGGTCTCATGACATTGATGACTTCATTGATGGCGATAAGAAGGTCAATGACGAGGATGTGATCAAGGCTGAAATGGACTGGATGGTCACACTCACAAGCAATCAATTCTACATAGCAAACAGCAGCTTTCTTCTCCCCCTAATCATAATGAGCTGCAACGCGTGGCTTGACGCAAATAAGTGGGAGCAGTCAGACGTAGAAGTAAAGAGAGCGCACTCCGATGTGCTCAAGAGTCAATATCACGAGGTTATATTTGCAACCGTTTACCTGTGCGGCGGCTGGAAGGCGATGAGAGAATTCACAAAACTACACAGGCAATACCAGACAGACAATTATGGGACTATATAGCGCAGACGCTCCTCCCCCACGGGATTACGCGAAAGAAACAAGAGACACTTTGCAGGCGCAGGTAGACCTCGCACCAGAGCTCTACGCTGCAGAGGCTAGTCAAGAATACGGCAGGCCAGCAGAGGCAAGGCTGAACCTTGAGATCCTTAGGGATGTCATGAGAGGTAGTCAAGGGACTCCCGGGCTGCTTGAGCTCTATGAGCAGGACGTAATGCCCGGGCTCGCCAGAGCCGATGTGGCTGGTCTTGATGTCTCAAGGGAAGGCGACATAGCAGCAGTCGAAAGACTAGGCCCTAGAGCCACTGAGGCCTTCAGGCAAGCCAACCCAGAGCAGGCCGCATTAATGGCAGAGCTCAACAGGCAGGCTCAGTCTGATCTGTCTGCAGGAGCAGGGCTACCACCGTCATTGTCTCGTGAGCTTGATCAGTTCATTCGTGGGGGCCAGTCTGACCGTGGTATGGGCTACGGTATGGCAGACCTAGGTCAGGAAGCTCTTATTAAAGGAATGAATGCAGAGCAACTTCAGCGCAACCGTCGATCATTCGCTTCTCAGGTGGTAGGTCTTAATGCTGCTACTTCAGCAGATCCGTTTATGGCTATTCTTGGTAAGCCCGGTGTAGGTATGGGGGCAGCTCAAGGGTTTGCGGCGCAAGGTCAAGGTATGGTCCCACAGCAATCGTTTAACCCTGAATCAGCATACGCGGGAAGTCTTGCCGCTGGTAACTACAATGCAGAGCTCAATGCGAACATTGCATCTGCCAATGCGCGCGCTGCCGTTGCCAGTGGAGCTATGAAGTCTATGGGGTCAATAGGATCAGCTATGATAACCAAATGCTGGGTGGCTCGAGAAGTCTATGGAGCGAATAACCCAATGTGGCTACTGTTCAGGAACTGGCTTGAAACGCAATCACCAGTCTGGTTCCACGATCTCTACGTCAAATACGGCCAACGATTCGCTGGCTGGCTATCTAAGAATGAATGGTTGAAGCCTTCCATCAAGAAGTGGATGGACTCACGCATTAAAAACTGATCGCATAATACTATGGCATTTTCACAACAATCATATACAGGACAGGGAATCGTTCAGCCTACCGAGAGATCTCGTGTAGGTGAGTTTCTCGGTGAAGGACTTGCAGGGCTGGGGGCAGGTATCGGTCAAGGGATAGAAAAGTTCGCTCAAAGAAAAGAAGAGATGAAGAAGCGGGAGCAGTTCAAGAAAGGAACTATCACAGCTCTGACTGCTCTCGGTGCAGATGCAGATCTTCTTAAAGGAATGGAGGCTACAGAACTTGCGGCCTACGCTCAGATGTATCCTCAAATTTCTGAAGGTAAGTTTTACTCAGAACTTACAGAAGCAAGGCAGAAACGAGATGTTCCTGTTGACTTTGCATCTCAAATTGATGCAGCGGAAGCGCGGCTACAGAGAGCTCAAGAGAGCGCAGGCTTTCGTCCTGAGATCACATATGCAAGTGATCAATTTCAAGCTATGCCTGATTCAGCTCAATCATTTGCAGGGCAACCAGTCATAAGAAAACCCTTAGAAGATCGAGCTTTAAACATTTTTCTTAGAGGGAAAGAAAGCGAGGCTGCAGTTCAAGACAGGAGCATATACGACATGCTGCAGGAATCTAAGAATATACCAGCAGACTTTAATCCTACAGGTATACAAGGATTCGCTCCTACGAGACCGGAACCAGTAGCTGAACAAGTCTACAGGACAGCCCCAGTAAGAGGTGCTACGGAAGGCCCTGAAGCTATGCCCGGGCCTTCTGAGGCTGTAGTAAAAGCAGCCAGAGATCTTGACGCTATCAGGATTCAAGCAGCCGAGGGTGATACTAGGTCTGAGACTTATCAGGAAATGATGAGACGAGTCTCTGAAACCATTCCTGAACTGGCAGAGAAATACCCCACGCAAGCTAAGAACCTGTATGAGATGCTTTACCCTAAGCAAGACAAGCTGACACCATCAGAGCAGATTTCAATGATGAAGCTGCAGCGCGAGGTTCAGGCAAGCGAGGTTGCTGGCTATGGTGTAGCACCATCTGTGCAGATTGCTCAGGACTTTCGTGAGTTTGCTATCCCAACAGGCGAAGGCATTGAAAAGATTCAAGAACTTATCGACATTGCGAAACAGGGCCTTGCAGGTAAGCTAAGTCCTGAAAACAGGCAGAGAGCAACTAGTATTCAGAAACGCCTTATGGGCGAGCTTAAAGAGCAAATTGTTGGTGCTGGAGCTGTTTCAGAAGGTGAATGGCAGATATTGGCAGCCGTTATACCGGATGTCACAAAGATAATGTCATTCAGCGATGTGAACATCAAGGTTCTCAAAGAGCTTCAGAGCGACCTAAAGGGCAAACTGGAAAACAGAGCCAATGCAATTAGCTGGTCTCCACTGCAGGGAGGATCTGTAGCTGGCCAGCAGAGGCCCTCAGGAAAAAGAGTGTCATACGGAATGTCGGGTCAACCTGAATTACAGTAATGCAAGAACTCTACCTTGAAGATTACGATGTCAACTTAGAGTTCCCGGACGAAATGTCTGAGGACAAGATCAAAGACATCATTAAGCGGGATTACCCTGAACCAGACGAAAAACTGGTAGCTCGATTCGAGAACCCAGAAACGCCATCGTCCTCTCTTACACGGGAGGACTTTGTCCGTTATAAGGCTGTGAAGCCTGAGATGCAGTGGTCAGAGTTTCCCGGTCTTATAGCTCAAGCCGCTGGTGTAACTGTTCAGAGAATCGCAGAGAATCTCCCTGCGGCCATAGGCACATACCTCAACATATTTGATCCCGGCACTTCTGCTCGCACCTTTATGGAGGGAGCTGCCAGAGGAGCCTATGACACAGAGATCCTCGGCAGGATGGCTAATGACTATCTGGGATCGAAGCTGGATTCATTCGGGGGAACAAGCGAGAACGAGACTACTGATCAGTTCAACAACTTTCTCAAACTCAAAGAACTTCAGAATGTCAGGGGTGGTATCGAGCGAGGTGAGGAGTCTGCGTGGAATGAATACGCAGAGTTTGCTGGACTGGACGCAGCAAAGATTGACCTCGAGAAAGTAGATACCAAGGCCGCAGAGCTCACGGGTGAATTTATTGACCCCAGTCTTTTAGTCCCTGCAGGCAAGGTAGGGTCAATTGCCGCTAAAGGTATTACTAAGGGGCTATCTGCCCCGACAATTGCAATGGGTAAAGGGCTGTCAAGAGCGGCAGACCTGAGCAGAGACGCAATTGAACGAGGCAAGAACATTGTCAAGGGAGCTTCAGAAACAATCGATGAAGCAACAGGCGGCCTAGGAAACTTGGCAGTTCCCGGCGGGGTAGCTGCAGCGGTAGCAGGCGGCATTGTTGGAGCAGGCACAGCTAAGACTTTTGGCACAGTGCTGGCAGCTCCTACTATCCTTGATGTCTCAGGAGGACTTCTGCGCGGCTTCGGAGAGGCAATGTCCAGCAGTCCTACAAGGACAGGTGGTCTGGGCAGACTAGCTTTACATCAGCCTGACACAGTCGCAGGTAAACTTGCAGGAAGACTGAAGTGGCTGGATAAACCTGTTGAGTATGCAGGCAGAGCTACCGCTGGTGCTGCAGTAGGTGCAGGAATTGGCGGCGCTATAGGATTGGCCTCAGGAGGCCTCGAGGGCCTCGCGCAGGGTATTGGGTCTGGCGGCGTTCTCGGTGCCTTTGGTGGTGGCGTAGGGAGGGCCGCAGAGGGCCTGACAGGGTCAGCACTCCGCAGAGCTCAAGACAATGATTTTAATCAGTGGATCGAGACCAAAACCCCAGAAGACAGAGTGAGGCTTGAGAAACTTTCCAGAGAAGACAAGATTGCTCGAATGGACGCAGAGCAGATCTTGTTGCAGTCATCTGTCGAAGTCAGGCATGTGGATCCTGACTTTGTTGTGGATGAAAAAGGCACCAAGATGGGCGAGGCAAGCGGCATGATGCGTATCGAGGCAGGCAAGCCAGTTGTGTTCCTGAACACGAACGCAGGCACACGCACAATGATTCATGAGACTCTGCACGCTCTAGGCAGGCTCGACGGATTTGACACGCTCGTCTCAAACGTGAAGAACACTTTCCAAAGAATGTATTCTGCTGAAGAAATGAACAATTTCATTCAGCAATATGAGAAGCGTCTGGATTCAGAGATTGGCGTTGATCCTCAAAGAGCTCAGAAACTAAAGGACGCAGGATCCACTGACGCAAAGGTGGACTACATTCTTGAGGAGCTGGCCGCAGAATATTTTGCAAACTACATCACAGGAAAGAACAGCAACTACATCTTTTCAGGTAACAGCTTTTCAGAATCACTGAAAGGTGCTTTCTCTCGGTTCACCAAAGGTAAACTTGACCGAGTCTATGACGCATTCCAGAGCCCTATCTTCGATCAACAGATCAAGCAGTCTCGACAGCTCGACAGAGCTATGAAGGATCTGGTCAGGGCTCGAAAGAAAGCAGGCAGGGACGTTGAGACATCGCTGGACGAGCCTGTAAAAGTTTACTCGGATGCTGACCTTGCAGATGACGCTACCTTCGCAGAGCTCGAGGCGATGGGAGTCGCAAAGACTGATGCTAAAGGCAAGCGGTTCATCATGAAGGATGCTGAACAGAAGCGTGTGGCCAAAGAGAGAGCTACAACTATCGGTGGCATCCTAGACAACGTAAGCGACTCTGAAGGCGGCCTCATCAAACAGCCAGACGGCAGCTACAAGGGGACTAGGTTTAGTGCGGGACAGCTCAAGGCATTGCTGGATTCCCCGCTGATCAATGACACTATCAAGGAAGCCTTGAGGCAGCTTGATAAAGTTTCTCAGTCAGATCAATACGCCAACTTTACTTACGGCGCTTCCACGATGAAGACTAAGCTAGGCAAGACCCGCGCAAGGAACTTGCCTATCAGCAATCGTAACGGCCTGATGTATGACATTGTCATCAGCCCCAAAACAGGAACTATTGCTGGTAGGATTCTTGACATGAGCACTACTGAAACCAGAGCCAGTAGACTCTACAGGGAGAGCGCAGAGATGCAGAAGGTCTTCGGGTCCGAGGCTAACATGTTTGCAGACCTGCACACATACATCAACGCCCTGACTGCTGGTGAAAAGCGCACAGCAGAAATTCTAGACAGTCAACGCAAGAGCGACTTTCTTAACAAGATTCTAGCTATTAGAAACGTCAAGGGTAACCCTGAGATACCGCAGGTAGAGCTTACACCCAGACAGAGAAGACTACAGGAAGGCAAGCAGGATCACCCGTGGAGATCGTTCCGTCTTGATCGTATTGTTGCTATGCAGCAGAAGGAAGGAAGGCCAGTCATGTCATTCTCTGAGGCTGCCTACCAGAGAGGTCAGGGACATTTCCAGCCTTCCCCTAATTCTGTCAGCGTATCTTCTACTCCTTACACACCAGCTACAAACGGCGGCGTAACTAGAGAGCCCGGGATCATACGGTTCATCCCTGCATACCACGGAACTCCCCATAAGTTTGATGAGTTTAGTATGTCAAGAATAGGAACGGGTGAGGGTGCATCTGCTTTCGGGTATGGACTGTATTTTACAGAAACCAGAAAAATAGCTGAACATTACAGAGATAATTTGACTCCTGACTTAATCGTGAACGGTGAGATGATGCCAGTATACAGTCTGGTATACGGGGACCCCTTAGGGGCAGACGTTCATGTCATGATTAGAAACTACTTTGAGAGTGTTAAATCAGGTAGGTACAGGAAGGAGCGTCTTGACGAGATGAAGCGAGACATACAAATGAAACTCATCAAAATAAAGGAAGGAAGAGCCTTTGTAAGCAGTGGAGTCGAAAAACTTGATGACTTCTTCTACAGGAATAACCGAGCGAGCAGAGGTGACATTGAAGACCCTAAAGGGTATTTGTATGAGGTTGATTTTGACGTAGATGATGTAAGCCTCTTGCGATGGGATGACAATTACGACAGTCAGCCCGATTACGTAAAGGAATCTATTAAGCGCATAGGGGATTCAAACGGCATCACGAGCGAGAACTATAGACAGGTTATTGATAGGGGAGTGGAGCTTGTGAGTTATACAAGAAATCAAGAAAGTTCTAATACTCCAGAGCACGCTGTTTTTTTAGATTATTACAACTCAACGAAACACAAGCTGGCAAAACTTTACAAAGAGATACACGGTCTTGGCTTTGGGAGCAGGCCTTTGAGGCAAAAACTTACTGGAAAAAGAATTTATGAAATGCTTGAGCCAAACGATTTATTTAAAACTGACCGTCAACTCGGCGCTACAAATGTGCTAAAGAACTTTGGCATTAAGGGCATAAAATACAAAGACGGTTTCTCAAGAAAACCCAGAGGCAAAGAACAGGTTGCATTCAATTACGTAGCTTTCGATGGTGCAGACATCAAGGTCAAATATAGGAACGGCAAAGAGGTTCGCCTTTCTCCTAAGGAGGAAATTAAATCTTCACCTGCAGACATCAGGTTCTCTCCTGAGCCTGACAGCCCCGCAGAGGTCAGGAAACAGATGCAGGAGCCCGTTGAGTCTGGCACTCCTATGAATGGAGTGTTCACGCTGACGCCCGATGTCATAGCCAGATTCAGTCCCGCAGTAAATGATCCCGGCGTCAACCTTGAGCAGCTAAACGGCAAAAAAGTTTTCTTCATGTTTGCTGACCGCATGCTGGTTGGTGACTACGTCACTCGGTCAGGTAGAGTATTTAAACTGAGAGGAGGGCCTGATCACCCAGACCTTGCAGACAATCAAGGTAAGCTTGCGTGGGCTGTTGAAGGAGGGGCTGTAGGACCAAGACTCGACAGGGCTATCAGGATGACTGACGGTATCGGAATTGTTGTTCTTCAAGATGAGCTGGCAGTTGCATCGAACAAAGACTACTCGGAGGTCATGATGGAAGAGCTGAAGTTTGATATGGAGAACAACCCGGCAGTCAAAAGAGACCTGAAAGAGTTGCTTGAAGACATGTCTGCCGCGATCCGTCAAACAATCAAGAAAAACAGACTCAGTAAAGACTCCAGAGAAAAGAAGGCCGCAGAAAAAGCAGGCAAAAAATTTACCGAATCAAAGCCTAAGAAATGGGAGACGATTGAAATTAAAAGCCTTAAAGATCTTGAAAGCATTTTTCCAGAAATGCCTTTCGAGGTTAGAAAGACTATGTGGCAAAAGTTTGCGTCTAAGAAATACAAAGACAAATACGGAGGCATTTTCTGGAAGGATGTTGCCGAAGGCATGTCCGCTTACAGGGAGAAAGACGGTTACAGAACTGGTGACGTTGTGAAGGCAATTCAGTTCGATCAATCGGGGCCATCATCGATAGTTGATCCTCGTGACTTAGGGTTACCTATTCATCCTTCTTACAGGTTTGGCGTTCTTGGAAAATCAATTTCTAACATTAGAGGTAGGTTGAGCGTTTTTGATATTCTGCGAAAACAATTTGAAAGCAGGGTTGACCCAGTAACAGGAGAACCAAAGTTAGATCAAAGAATTTCTAAAGAAGGGGATGTAGGAAAATCGTCTTTCAGGACGTTGAGCATGAGAAGCTTAACTGATCCAGATTTTCAACCGAAGATTGGCCCCAAAACTCTTGACCCTCGCACGTATAAAAGCCCTGTAAAACAAAAGTTCAAAGGTGGAGTGGCTAGAGTGAAAGCAATGGAGAAAGCCCGAAAGGACGCCAATAAGTTTTCTCCTGCGATGGACCCTCTACCTGCAAGCGCGGAGACCCAAAGGTCTGACGTTACTTCTCGAAGCTACGAAAAATTCAGTGGCATGATTGACGATGAAGTCACTGTGCTCGATGCAGGCGCTGGAGAGGGCGCAGGATCGAGGATTATGAGAAAAGGTAACAGGACAGTAGACACGCTGGAACCGTTCCCTTACGGCCCCTCAGGGGATAACAGAGCTAACTGGAAGGATGACCAGTCTCCTACTTATCTGGCTATGGATGAAGTTCCATCAGACAGCTATGATGTCATATCATCTTTCTCTGTTGTCAACGTATTGAAGCCAGAGCAAAGAACTGATCTCATACAGGGAATTGGTAGAGCTCTAAAACCCGGCGGCAAGGCTCATATCAAGTCAAGGACACCGGGAGATGTGAGGGCAGCCAAGTCTAAGAAATCTGCAGGAGAGAAGAACGCTTACCTAGTAAAGCAGAAGTCCGGTGACTTCGCGTATCAGGTAGGCTTCACTCAGGGAGGATTGAAGTCAGAAATCCAGAACACACTCGGAGACGGATTCACTGTCGAGAGCGGGAAGGGACTTGCGGGATCCTACGTGGTTGTAACAAAGTCAGGAACAGGAAGCGGAGGAGCTAAGTTCTCCCCGGCAAGATCTCTCAACAACCGAGGAGGAGCCGTTTATAACACCCCAGAAGGCCACAGGGCTGTGCAGACATCCAGCCGCGCAGGAGTAAGGGTCTATGGCCCAACAGGACGCCGTATAGGCCCTGTGTTTGGATCCGTTGAAGCAGCCGAGCGGTATCTAAGCAAGTAACACAAAAAAACCCGCAGGGCCAATACACCCTGCGGGAAGACATAATCCACTAACGAAGTTGCACCGCGACAAATAACCAAAAAACGCGACACAGTTCTTCTTTTAGTAGCTTTGCTTTAAGATGTCAAAACTTTTATTTCAGCACTTAAGGAAGTATCTGAGACAGGAACTTCTTAGCATCTTCCGCTTCTTTCTCGTAAGAGATCAAATCAAGAAATCTTTTACGACTGTTGATTCCCATAGCGGTAGCTACTTCAGGGTTCATCCACTTCCGTATTGCTTCGCAATTCTCGCTGTCCGTGCCTGAGTCTATGTCGATGCAGTTGTGACCGGGTTCAAATAACTTGTCTGCGAGCTCCCCCCATTTGTGATGCTCTGTCATGTTAGTTATCACTGCCCTGCCTGAATACATCCAGCCCATATTGGAATGTCCTAGGCCGCCAAAAACTTTAGTAGTCCAGCCCAGAGTTGACTGCCTCATTTTCTCATAGACTCCATCAGTCCCGTGCAGCAATCCGTCAGGGCAATCGACTCCGTAATATTTAAAGTCAAATTCAGGAAGGAGTTTCTTATACTTATGATACAGCTCAGGGAACATGTAGCCGCTGGTTACGCTATGAATATTCTTAGAGTTGTCTGGAATATCTTCGTGCCTGTATATGCCCGTGTTAATCTCTTGATTCACCAGCACATCAATATCACTGCCGCCGGGATGAGGAACTGACCTTATGACGTTTCCTAGGACCTCTCTTCGATCAATATTTCCTACATGACACACTAGAGTTGACTTTGGTTTAACCTGAGAAACCAGATCCTTCCACGCATCGTAATGACACCAATGAGTAGGCATTACAACATCGAACTTCATGCCTTCAAACACATCAAATTCCACTGCCTTCTGATAGTATTTATGACACTTATTCCATATGTGGTGTACTCCGTCTTCCAGCTTATATTTTTCACAGAACGGGTGGTCTCCAGAATTCGGTTCTAGGTATTGCTTAAACAATGAGTCGCAACCGTGAGCCTTATTCATTGTCCAGTAACCTTTCTCTGCCCACTTCATCCCTAGCGGCGTGTAAAGCTGCCAGCCCAGTCTCTTCTCAAACAGGCAGTGCAGCGAATAAAGTAAGTCTCTATGATGTGTGTCTACTAGTATTTTCATATGTTAAGGAATTGCCTCCATTTTTCAGTTACGCGAACAGAGTCCCAATTACGATAAGCCATCGCCTTTTGGCACTCACTTATGTCCCTCATTTTTTGAGGTGATGAATCTAGAAATGCTGAAGCTTTATCAATCATGTCATCGTCGTTTTCCGCTAGTTGTTCAGGGAGCAAAAGATCATTTATCTCGCTAGGCCAGCCTAGGTCTTTATAAGAGACTACAGGCAATCCCGTGAACATTGCTTCCATCAGTGAAAGAGTGTAAGGCGCAGGATAAGTCCCCCCATACCAGCAAGCATTATGGTTCCTCATGTGAGTCAACATCTCAGCGTAGCTGGGTATACCTCGAGAGTTCTCGGTTCCTTCGTTTCCTGTGCCGTAAAGCCTTACAGGAATGCTCCTCTGCATATGGTGCCACCTAAGGTAATTGCAGTTCTTGTCCCTAAATTTAATAGACTGCACGGTTGTCATGAGTTCCTTAAGACCACCAGCCCACTTAGGGAAGTCTTCCCTGAATTTGCAGAAAGGAATCAGTGCGTCTTCTTTTATTTTACAATCATAATTGTTCACCTTGCTATACCGAATTAACTTTACTCCGAGCTCTTTTATGCGGTGCAAGTGTTCATCGTTCTTTTCGTTGATTTGGCCAATGTCTCTCCAAATAACATTCCTTCCCTTGAGCACTTCCTGATTCTTAATAATCCAGTCAAAATTATGCATGACGATTATTGTATCGAAGCAGTCTAGAAGCTCTTCACTTAAATGCTCCCTGTGATCTATTCCTTTCCTGTTTTCCAGAATCCGGTGGAACGCTTTAACCCACTCTGGCTTATAATCAAGCTTGATACCGGGCCTCGTTGTTGTTGGTTTACCGCTCTCAAAGTAAGCTCCCATAGGCATTACCTTAACGCCGGGAATCGTTAGAAACATTCGTAGCTCATCAAATTCAAGGACCTCGTGACAGGACAGATATAGTATGTTCATCGCAACGCAACTCTACGCCGCATCTGTTTTTATTTAAACAAAAAACTTGTCAAGCCAAAGACGTTTGCTACGTTGGTCACCGTGAAGCACGGAGTTGAAAGAATTAAAGAGGTGACAGGTAGCGGTAATTTGCTGGAGAGCACTCTTACCCGCAAGCTGTGCCACTACGTGTTACGGCAGGTTACTGGAAAGAGCTTTACAGATGTTGGTAAGGCCACTGGCAACGGTTACCACATAGCACGAGGCGACTGGCTGGCAATTAGCAGCTACCGCAATCAAGAGATCTGGAACTGGATACAGGCTGTTGAAGAATACGCCATTGGGTTTCACTTCAAGGCCCTGCACTGTCACAGAGCTGCCTGCAAGAACCTGTCCACCAGACCTACCTTATGTCATGACGGACTGGCTTCCAGACAATGACGACAGTTTATTCAACTCTGAGTTTGGCAGGGTTACCAACCGAGAGTGGGTAATTTTTGAGGCAGACCGGATGCAGGAAACAACAGGGCTACCGCACAGGGCCTGCATGTCGAAGGGGCATGTGGCCATAGCACAGAACAATAAGGCAGACACTCAATCACAAGGTGCATATTCAATCGATCAATAATATGAAAACAAGCAATATTAAATTAACCACGATAGAAGATATAGAGAACCTACGATTGCGACAGACAGTTTACGTATAGCAAGGAAGCATCATTTGTTTGTGACGCTATTGGCAGACAATATTACTGCCCGTGATGATGCTAAATTTATAGGCCTGCTACAGCACCTTTCGGGACGCAAAGACAAGTGGGGTCCCGTATTCGATCTGTGCTCGCAGTATATAGATCAAAACAGTCACAAAAAGTATTGATGAACAGTAAAGATAAAGGCAAGCGAGGCGAGAGAATGTGGGTCAAGGTCCTTCAGTTCTTTGGCTACACAGCGAAGCGCACAGGCTTCCACCAGAGCCAGCAGGGCCACGATGCACCAGACGTAACCTGCCACGATCTTCCTGTTCACTGGGAAGTTAAGAACACCGAGAAAGCCTTGATCAGAGACTGGCTGGCGCAGTCAGAGGGAGACGCAAAGGATTACGAGATTCCTTGCGTGGTATGGAAAAAAAACCACGGTAAGTGGATAGCAATTTTACAGGCAGAGCACTTGTTAACAATTTTTCAGTGCTGCGACATCAAAGCATTGGAGGAACAAATACAAACAAACAATAAAAGTATATGAAGCTAGAATACAATACTGGAAGAAGAGAACGGAAAATGGTCCCCGAAGGTTCCCAAGTGGCAAGGCTCTACGGAATCGTAGACCTAGGAACACAGGACACTTTCTATGGCCCTAAAAAGCAGGTTGCTCTGATGTATGAGCTACCTGATGAGACACACGTATTCCGAGAGGAAGACGGGCCGCAGCCTATGGGCAGGTGCAAAATAGAGACAGCTTCTCTTAACGAGAAATCAAATCTATTAAAGCAGCTCAAGGCGCTGAATGGAAAAGCGTTTACAGACAAGGAACTGGCCGCTGGTATTACTTTAGAAGACCAGCTAGGCAAGCCCTGCCTTGTGAGCGTTGTCCACCGTAAGGGTAAAGACGGGCAGATGTATGACAACATCGATTCGGTAACAGCTTTGCCCAAAGGAATGGAAGCAAAAGAGCTCACCAACGAGCCTTATAATTACGACATCTGCGAGAGCAATGCTGGCTGGGACCGAGTCCCAGAGTGGATGAAGAATAAGATCAAGGAGAGCCCTGAATACATTTCAACCTTTGGAGGACAAGATGAAGCTATCGAATCAGAAGCAACTTCTGCCCCCTTCTAAGTTTGAGACGGGTTGTTACTACAACTTAGCGGAGTCAGTCTACCGGGCTGACCCCGCCCTCTCCACCTCTGATCTGAAGCTCATTGAAAATCCGTATGAGTTCCATCAGAAAATCAAGGGAAACGCACCTGCTATCGACTCGCCAGCAATGAGGTTTGGCAGGCTGGTCCACAGCCTGATTCTTGAGCCTGACGAGTTCGACAGCATCTACTCTGTTTGTCCTGAGGACCGTCAGAATCGCAGACTGGTCAAGAACAGGGACTGGTGGAAAGAACAAGAGCAGGCAGGCAAGGAGATTGTCAAGCAAGTCGAGGTCGATGACGCGAAGGCTATGTCGAGACAGTTCTGGCGGCTCCCTATAGTGAGAGACCTCAAGGAGTATAAGACAGAGTCATCTATCTTTGTCAGAAACTATCGAGGCATCTCCGATGTGAAGTGCCGAATAGACATGAAGTCAGGACCTGTAGTCATTGACCTGAAAACCACGGCTCCCGGTGGAGCTCATCCTC